TCTATGACTTTGCTGACGCTAACGACTTAGAGATTAGTTAGCTTCTAGTTATCAGTTATCAGTAGTACACTTGTTCAAAAAAGATTCTCCCAGATAGTTGACATTTCTGGGAGAATGATCCACAATAGGAAGTAACCAAAACACACGAGGTACTAAGTCATGTCTAACGATAAACAACTAATCGAAACAACACAAATTCCTAAAATTAAAAAGGCTCAAACTTTCCGCGAAGAGATTGAGCAAATAACTCAATCTTTAGATCAGAAAGTACAAACAGTACTAGACAAATATCCGATGCTGTAATCAGTTGTCAGTTATCAGTTGTCAGTTATCAGTTATCAGTTATCAGTTGTCAGTTATCAGTTATCAGTTATCATCCGTCAAAAAGTGTGTGATTACTTTATTGGCTTAATTTTCCGAGATTTTTGGCAGTTCTGCGATCAGTGTAACCATAGGTAAATCTACGAACTACAAAAAGATAATAAAAAAGTTTGACAAACTACTTGACATACAAACATATACCTGTTATATTGGTTATATGCCAACAAACACAAAAGAGGTTACGATGAAATTTAACAGACAAGCACCTGGTCACTACGTTGCAGTAGCAGAAAAAGTTGAAATTAAAAAAGGTATTGGTGTCGATAAAGATAAATGGTTCTGTTATTTTCCTGATGGTAAAGTATCTTACCGCCGTAGCTATGAAGCGGCTAAGGCTTGGTCAGAAAAATATATAGGGCAACCACAAACAAAACAATTTCAACCTACACCTAAAAAATCACAACCATCTTTAAAAACACTACTTCAGCAAAATTTAAGCTGTGTAAGAGGTGTAGAACCTTTAGGATGTTTTAATAGTGGACGCGCTGCCGCAATTGTTCATCTGTCTGTAAATGATAAATCTTTTTATGTAGTTGGCTATGATGAGTGCATAGAAGATACCATTTTCAAAATCAGAAAAAATCTTCGGGCTGGCATTTTAGATAATTCCTATGAGGCTAATTCTCATACATATTTAATTTTTGAGAATTTTTCTAAAGCCGAAAAAGCTTATCGTAGCATGGATAACAAAATGAGAGAAAGAAACTTAGCTGATTTGAAAGTTATCAAAGAAGCTAAAGAAAAAGCTAAACAAGGAGACATAGAGGCTATGTTTACACTAGGAGACTACGGGGTTATTTGAAAAATATTTTCCAAACCCCTTGACAACATACAAACATATCCCCTACAATGGGGATATAGAGAAACAAACACAAAGGAGATAAGCAGATGCCTAACAGAAAAAAACGTACAATAGAAATACAAATTGAATACAAAAAACAAAGACTTTCTGTAGTTGAATTACAAATTAGAAAACACCGAAATCCTGGTAAATACAAAAAAGAAAGAGACTTGATTTTGTCTGAAATTGAAAAAATGGAAGCCTTAATTAATGCAATGTCCTAAATGTCAATCACAGAGAATCTCTAAAAAAGGGTTCTCTGTGTCAGGAAAACAGCGTTATCGCTGTAAAGACTGCAATCATCATTTTACTGGTAATCCAGCAGGAAAACCCTCCCACCCTGATTCAATGACTAACGCCGAAAGATGTCGGCGTTATCGGTTGAAAAAAAAACAAAAAAACACTTGACACGAAAACATATACCTGTTATATTGGGTATGTACCAAAAAACCAAAGGAGTTCATCATAGATCGCATTCAAGAAATTCTTTCTTTACTAGAAAAAATTGAAATCGAAAAAGCCATCTTAGACCAAAAAAAAATCTGAGCTAATGGCAGAATATAAACACCACAAGGAACACCACAAGCGAATCGCATACCATAATGTCAACATCCAGCTATTCCGTGTGCAGTGTCAGCTAATTGATTTACGAAAAGCTGACGAAAAATGTTCATTGGTCTATGATGTTTTGCTCGACAAGCGGGCAAAGCTAGATAAACAGCTTGCCGATCTAGATAAACAGTTTGCTAACAGTTAATAAAGTAGTTTAGCCGGCTAATATTAGCCGGCATTAGGAGGGAATCTCATGCAATTTTTAATCGCAGTCCAGGATCATGAAGGCCGTTGGCATAAGAAAGGATTCGTTACCTTTAATCGGCGGTGTATTCCAGATTCTCGCCTAAAAGATTTTTTTCCCCCAAATACTAGAGGGTATGAGAATCTTTTAAAATCTTGTCGGTTTTTGGCGGGAGATAAAGCTGCTCAGTCGGTGGATTGGCAGTATCGATCTTTGATGGTTCGTACTCACAAAATAGATTAAGTCGCGTGTGATTGTTAGCAATTTTACTCAAGACTAAAGATTGTTTGTAATCAGTTATCAGTTATCATCAACTATTTGGGATTAACAAAATGAACCAATTTACAGAAAAACTACCCAATCAAGTCACATTAGAGATGGTAAGCTTACCAGCAGGTAAATTTCTCATGGGTTCTTCTGAAAGCGATGATGAAAAGCCTCAACACCAAGTCAAAGTAAACAGTTTTGCCATTGGCCAATATCCCATTACTCAGGAACAATATCAAAAAGTGATGGGAACCAATCCTTCTTACTTTAAAAATAATCCCCAAAATCCGGTAGAAAAGGTTAGTTGGGACGATGCTCAAGCCTTTTGTAAAAAATTGAGTCAGCTAACAGGGAAAACCTATCGCCTACCCACAGAAACTGAATGGGAATACGCTTGTCGGGCGGGGACAACTACTCGCTATTATTTCGGTGATGATGCTAATCAGTTAGGAGATTACGCTTGGTATGATGGAAATTCTCAAGGGACAACTCATCCTGTGGGACAGAAAAAGCCCAATGGTTGGGGACTCTATGACATGAGTGGCAATGTTTGGGAGTGGTGCGAAGACGATTGGCACGATAACTATATCGGAGCGCCGACGGATGGATCGGCGTGGTTTATCACGAATGATAATCGTTCTCAGTCTCGTAAGTGTCTGCGCGGCGGTTCTTGGAGCAGCAACAACCCTAATGGCTGCCGTTCCGCTTTCCGTCTCTACAACGTCCGCCGCGACTACCGCTACATCTATCTCGGTTTTCGGGTAGTCTGCGACAATTAGCCGAGTAATTTTAGTTATTAGTTACCAGTCATTAATAATCGTTCAGGAACAAACAAATGTACTTTTACAACGCCTTCAGTTTCTGCCTTCTTACCCCTAGTGTAAAAGAATTTGCTGTAAAGCTCGAAAATATGCTAGTAAAATTAGAACATCGTTTAGCAATAAGCGAAGATGGTCTTTACTGTAAAATATTTTATTACCAACCATCAACTAATGCCTATCCAAATGTTTATGATACTCAAAAAGTGTACGAAATGTTAAATAATTTTAACAAACATAAAAATTATTTATGGTCTTTTCTCCAAGATTGCAAAGCTTAATTCATTAATTATTGGTTAGTAGCCTGCGACAATTAGTCAGTTATCAGTTATCAGTTGTCAGCAACGAATCAACGGGAGTAATTATGCTATCATTTCAAGAGTTTCAATCTGTAGTTACGCAAAAGTTTCCTTATTGTAATTGGATATTTGAGCAACATAAAGTTACTGTTATAGGAGAAAAGTATTATGCAAACATTACAGGCAGTCGAATAATAATTTCCTTTTCTTGCCAGTATCAAAGTTGGTCAGTTGGGTTATTAAGTGAAAACAGGGAATATATTCAATGTTACCAGCGACATCACGAGAAATCTTTTGATTTGATATGCACTCAAATTGAGCGAAATATTCAACTAAAGTTTTAGTTTTATTAGGATTGTCAATAAATCAACAGGAGTATCATGCTGTCATTTCAAGAGTTTCAAGAACAAGTTTTAAAAGTTTTTAGTCCAAGTGAAAAAGAGTGTAAGTTTTGGAAGAGTTACTCAAGTTTCTCGGCAGATATTAATTATCATGGCGTAGAATATGTATCTTTTCAGGTAAGATACATAATAGACGAGAAAGACTGCAATTGCGGGCAGTGGTTTATTCAAAAAACTTACACGCAAAAATGTAAGACTTTTTCGGATTCCTTAACTCAAGGCATAGAAACTATTAGTAAACAAACCACAAAATGTATTAACGGTGAGTTGCAAGTTTTCCATAAAATTCAGGAAGGACAGAAAAAAGCTGTTTTTCAAGAGTTTTTAAGCTTTTTAGAGGAACTAAAAAAAACAGAAAATAAATAGAGGAAAATTATGTTATCGTTTCAAGAGTTTCAATCTACAATCAAAGAAAATATTCCCTATTATCTTTGGGAATTTGAGCAAAATCAATCTTCTGACAATAATGGCGAATATTGGGCAAGAATAAAAAATTCCCAGATAGGAGTACGTTATCTTTGTCGATTAAATAAGTTTATCGTTATTTTGCAAAATAATGATAAAGACTATGGCGATCAAACAACTATAGCTACAGACTTAAGGTTTGTTCACGATGCCGTCGTGAGCCATATTCAATTAGGGTTTTAGTGTAATGATTAGATTTTACTGGAATAATAAATTAGTGTCTTATCACGAAACACAAGAGGAAGCTTTTAAACAAGGATTTAAGTATTTACATCAGCATCCTGCATCGCCTGATTTTAAGCGTATGCCTCATAGACAGTGTTCATTCGTGGACACAACAGAAATCGATTGGTGGAAACATTCAAAAATTCTTTTTGAACGGTTTACTGATTGGATTTGCTATAAGCGGTATTCTGATAATGAAAGCGTACTTATGGACATGAAGCGTATCTTTTCAGAAATAAAAAGAAAAGGGTATTTATCTTTAGACGATATAAATCAACTAATAGAGATTAACCCATACTTCTTAAATAACTTTGCAAGGTGCTATAAATTAACTCCAGAAGATGTAAAAGTGTTAGCATCTGAAAGAGAAGTAACGTTTAACATGGTTTTTGAGTACATAGAAATTGATTATTCGGCATTAGCGTATTGGTTACGCAAATCAAAAATCACTCCCTAAAACCAATAAAAATAAATTGCTATAATAGCTGTAAGGATAACTTACAGCTATTTTTTAATGATTAACTGGAATCTAGGAAAAGACTTAGCCATTGAGTCTTTTAATGAGATGGTGGGCGAGTTTGCCCAAGAGATTAACTTTCAGATAGAGGATACTAAATGGAACTGGCCACGGGAGACTGTACGAAAAAACGGCGGTGTAGTTGGCTCACCCCGGGACATTGTAGATACAGGTGAGCTAAAAAATAGCCAATTTATTGAAGATGTATCCGATGTTTATAAAGTAATCGGTTACACGGCTGATCATGCCGCTCTTGTCCATGAAGGGTATCAAATAGAGCGTAACGATGGGACGGTGACAGATGTTCCCGCCCGACCTTTTATCGACACGGCTATAGAAGACT